GGCAAAAGCGTTGGCGAACTGGGAAAAACAATCATTGACAGCTTTAAAACAATTGCAAGTGCTGTTTCAGGTGCGTTGAACAGTTTAAAACCTATATTTTCTACATTTATAAGCACTGTATCTAAAATTGCTAAAACTGTGATACCGCCGCTTACAAAAGTGATTGAGATATGCATTTCTGCACTCAAACCTATGGCACCTATACTGCTTGGTGTAGCCGGAGGTTTTACCGCGTTAAAAGTAGTAAAGACTGTTACGGGGCTTATCCAGAAGTTTACTGAGACAGAAATTGTATCGAATACTATCACAGCGATACAGAACGGTTTAATCTGGGCTAAGATTGCAGCAACGGAAGTGCTGGCGAAAAAAATCACAGTTGCACAAGCAGCGCAACAGCTTTGGAATATTGCAATGGGGCAAAATCCTATTGGTGCAGTAGTAGCTGCAATTGGTGTATTTGTTGGCGTTTTAAGTGGTTTAGCAATTGCTTTGAGTGGAACTAATAGTGAATATCAAAATGCTGTTAATTCCATGAATGAAATGAAAACCGCACACGAAGAAGTAAGGGCTGAACAGCAAAAAGCACTTGAAGCAGATTTTAAAGAAATTGACCAAATTAATGTTTTAAAAACAGAGCTAGATAAGCTTGTAGACAGCAATGGCAAAATTAAAGATGGATATCTTGATAGGGCGACTGCTATTGCAGGTGAACTTGCGGAGGCAACAGGACTTGAAATAGAAATTATTGACGGACAGATTCAAAAATACGGAGAACTTAGTGAATCGATTGACGCGGTTATCACCAAAAAGCAAATGGCAGCGTTATCCGAGAGTTTGCAAGAGATATCAGACAACGCAGAATCACAGCTTGACGAAGCCAGAGCACATCTTGAAACTGTCACAAAAGCATATAATGACGCACAAACTGTGTATGACAAGGCGAAAGAACAAGCAGAACGCACAGGGGATTTCTCCAAGTTAGGAAGCTTAGAACGAGACCTAGAAAATAAAAAAGCTGAGATGGAGAATCAGTTAGCTTTCATAGACAGTCTGCGAGAAGACATGGCGATAGGAACAGAAGCGTTTGCTATATCAGCATCGGGCGATGTGAAGGCTATGAGCGATTTCATGACCAGAGTTTCATTAAAAGTTGATGAAACAGGAAAAGCGATTATTCAAAGTGAAGCATCTACTTATGCCGAGAGGGAGAGGCTTGCAAAGGATTATCGAGATATGGCTGAAAGAACAACGGACCAGTATCTTAAAGATATATATATCAAGCAAGCAGAAGAACTCGAACGGCAAAACGCTCAAATGGATTCTTCATTAGGAATACAGATAGCACTAATTGACAGCAAAGGTGAGCAATTTAGTCTATCTTACGCCGCATTAATGGATAAAGCTGCGGAAGGTGTAACGAATGGTGGTGTCGGTGTTGACCTAGCCATGCAAGAAAACATGAGTTCGATTGTGGCAGCCATAACAGATTCTCAGTTGCCAGTAGAAGAACAGATGAAGCTAATCGCTGATTTACAAACAGAAGTATTGAAAAATGCAACTCCAGAAGCAGCAGAAAGCCAAAAAAGATTACTAGGAAGCATTATTCAAGCAATTGCGGATAAAAACCCAGAAGTCAAAGCAAGCATGCAGAGTTTAGTCGATGCAGGATTGATTGTGATAGACAATAAAGAAAACATGAATTCGGCATATACGAAAGGAAGCAATGTATCCAAAAAGGCAAAAGAAGGGCTGGAATCAGAAGATACATCGAGTGCAGGTAATGATTTTGTAGCTGGATTTGTTAATGCGATGACAAGTAATGAAAACTTGACCAAAGTTTTAGGTGGTGGGGCTGTACTAGGAGCAATGGCAGGCGCAGGTTTAAGGAGCAGTAAAGGAATTGATTCAAAATCACCATCCAAAAAGGCCAGAAAATCAGGAAATGATTTTGTAGATGGTTTTATTCTTTCAATCAGAGATAGAGCTGCAGAAGCTGCAGAAGAAAGCGCAAAACTGGGAGAAGGCGTTGTGTCGGGTTTAACAAGAGAACTTGACCAGCTGCCAGAGCAAGAAATTAAGCTGGTCGGACTTCTGGAAAAAATCAAAGGTTTAGACGCCACAGCCCTCATGGACCAAGCAAGAGCAGCGGTATACTCGAATCAAACGGCTGTAGCAGGTGTGGCAGCGAGAAGTAACTATATGATAAATACAGGTATATCACAAAGTACAAGCAGTGGAGGAGACAGGCAAACTGTAATTAATTTTAACCAGCCT